TCCTATTAAGGAGTGCAACATTGAACATATGGGCAGGCATTATCTGATGTAGATAAAACGGAATATAGTTCAGATTCTCAAACCCCATTATAAAACAATCCCAATCATATGGGAGTTTGTCCATCAAAAACTCCCAATCAAAATGAAAGTATTGAACTAACCCAAAATCCAAAGTGTCCTTACTGATTATTAAAGTTTCTTCTTCGGTATTATCATACCAATGCTTCAAGAACTCAAGAACTGATATTGAGAATGCAGCGGTAGTAATTGGAAGTTTATAATCGGATCGATTAATAAGTAAATCTTTCCACTCACTTACATTACCCTTAGTATACTTAGAAGTAGACACTCTCTGATAGTTCGGTACTTTTAAGTTAATTAAATTCCTATCCATATGATCCTTCAACGGACCCTTTAAATCGGAATTAAAGTAATAAAAAGTAGGAACCCCAGCAAATTTATCGTTTAAATTCATGATCCTCTATAAAATTCGAGATATGATTCCCCATATAATTTATATGACTTACCAGTGATATCATATGTACGGAATCCTGAAGGTAGTAACATCATATCCTCATGCCTAGCAGTTCCATAAGTAAAAAATTCATCTAAGGTATATTTGTCTCGCTCATGCTGCCACCAAAAATACTGAGTATTCCTAGCGAGGATATCACCTTCACTTCTATAAAACTTTTGAATGATACTATTATTTTCAAAACTACCAAAGTTTGCATTGATGGTAATTAAAGGTAGACAATATGTTCTCCCAGTATGCACCATGAAGTAATCTACCGTACCAGATCCAGCAACATCAGTCTGCCTATTCCATGCAGCATTGGCAACAGTATTGACTAATTTATACTGATCCCCAACACAATGAAGATCCAATAACTTCTCAACAAAAGACCTCCTCAAAAGAACTGGTCCAAAGTCATGTGCTGCTTCAATCGGATGTAAATGAAATCTCATCCCATCGGGATTTTCAAATCCCATTTGAAGACAATCCCAATCATAAGGTAATCTATCAAGAAGTGTCTGCCAGTCAAAGTGCCAATAATCAATTAATCTAATATCATAATCATCTTCCATAAGAAGAACACAATCATCATTAGATTCTTTATACCACCTCTTCAAAAAATCAAGGTGAGTTATTGCGTTTGCAGCAATAGGAACTAAAAGTTTATAGTCCTCAATATCCGTTATAAGATGCTTCCACTTTATACTCTCTGAAGCAAGATATTTGGTACCAGAAACCCGTTCATATTCGATATCATATAATTCAAATTGCTCAACCATCCAATCCCGCCTATCAGTTCTATTGTCTAGGTTAAAGAAGTGGACCTTGGGGAATCCCTTTAATTTATTATCTAAATCCATATCATTATACTTTCCATATTATCCATGTAAACTCCCCCAGTATCAAACATAACTTCCATCTTCCATTCAGAATCTCCTTTATTATAGTGAAAAAATTCAAAACTTGAAAACTTATGAGACTTTTGCTTCCACCAATACTTAATAGCATCAGAAGACATCTGTTCTCTAGCAGTATGTTTATCTTTATTATTTAACCTAAAAATAGGGAGGGTATATGTTATCCCAAGATCATAGAAGAATGAATTCAATAAACCATAGTCAGTGAACAACATAGATTTATTTGGTGATGGGTATGCTAATTTATATTTACCGTCAATAAAATGAAATTTTTTCAATCTCTTTGCAAAGGTCCTATTCACCATAAAACAATAATGAGATTCACTTTCATTCATCCAAGGATGAAGATGCATCTTAATTGACTTTATAGAAGATACTCCTAATTGAATACAATCCCAATTGTATGGTAAATGGTGATTCAAAAACTCCCAGTCAAACATCCATAGATCAGATAAACTAAAATCTACACAGTCATCAACAAATATACAAACATCAGAAGACTCGGAATCGTACCACTGAACAATAGAGTCAATGACATTTAAAGAGTTTGCATATTCATCGGGGGTTCTCAACAAATCATTGTCTAGAATCAAATCTTCCCATTCAGAATAATTATCTTCATGATACTTATTAGAATGTCTTTGATGATCATCAATATTCATAGACAGAAACTGATTCTCCATGAATTTGGCACCATCCACATCACTATCATAATTTCTATAGATGATCTTAGGTATTCCCCTCAACTTCAGAGAGGCAGATAAATTAGATAAAGTATTACTCATGGCGCTATATGATCATATCGTGGCAACTTCATAACCATCTTATCGTGGATTGACCCACCCCAAGATAGAATATCCTCGGACGAATAATTAGAACTAGTCTCTTCCCACCACTTCTTAATACATGAAGTGGCAAGAATATCATAGATTTTATTATGGTATACAGCAATAATTGGATCATAATCAGAGTCCGATTGCTGTTTGTTATCTTGCACTACTGCTAACTTAGGATCAAGAGTCAGAATAGGTAAAGAATATGACTTTCCTACTTGATAAATTAAAAAGTCATCACTACTGTAAGATTCTCTAGGAATCTGAAGATCTCTAAGACTTTGATTCAATTTAAATGAACCATCTGGTTGAAGATGGATCTTCATCAACTTCTCAACAAAAGATCTGTTAATCATAAAAATAGCAGCAGATGAACTATGCCACTGCCTAGGATTAAGATGCATCCTGATTTCATGATCATGGCAATGATAGAACTGAACAATCTCCCAATTATACGGAAGTGCCTTCATAACATCTTCCCAATTAAATGGCCAATATTCAACTAAATCAAAACACAAATCATCCTGTATAATTAAAACATTTTCAGATACTCCAGAATTATACCACTCAATCATCATAGTAAATTCATTCATGACGATTGATGCATCAGAAGGAGCAAGTAGCATCAAATCTAACTTACGACCCCAGTCATCAATTTTATCAGTAGAAAATCTAGAAGCAGACCACCGAGTAAAGTCAGTGATGTCCCACTTTTTAAATTGACTTTCGATATGTTCCTTCCTATCAATTCTATGATCTAAATTTAGATAAATTATAGGAGGAAGACCCTTCAGTTTATTCATTTAAAAATACTCATATCAGGAAGGTATGGGTAAAAATTATAGTTCATTGCAAGAGGAAATGAATCCTTAACTTGTTCAAATACCTCAAGACCATGCTCTGCAGTTTCTGGTGTCATATAGTAATGATACCCCATCACAGAGATATCTTGATCACCCCAAGGAATATATTTTTTTCTTCCATCATATGTCATCATTCTCAACTCATCTGCGGCATCACTATCATCAGTAAGGATCATTCCACCTCTACCAAGAGGAAGATGCTTCCTATGCTGAAAACTTAAACATAAGTAAGTTCCAGTAATATAAGAGTTTGGTCTCCATAGAACCGCACCATCAATAATATTAGTTCCTCCAAGGGAATATTGATCATACCACTCCATAGAATCAAACTTCCAATCAATATCCAACTTCATACATGTCATTGGAATGGAGACGTAAGTTTGTTCGGGTATTATTACTTTATCATATCCCTCATACCTCAAACACAATTCTATCGCATGAGTGCAGCAGTCAGTAGCAATCCCATGCTTAGCACCATAAAATCTTGCTATGGTATCTTCAAACTTTTCAACTGCATGAAAGGGGTCAGATACCTTTTGCATATAACTCGTAGTCTGATTCATAAAGTTCAAGAAATCTTTCGTTATCTTGTTCTACGTATTCTGTATATATCTTAGCACAAATTGGTTTGTAATTGGGAGTAAAGTACTTAGAATCCCTAAGGTGAGGAACATGAAATGGTTTATAATCTTCTGTATTGTTTTTCATAAACAAGTTTACCTTTACAGAAAGATCTCCCTCTAACTTAATCAATTTAACTTTACCTTGATTCTCAAGACACAATCTTAAGAATGTTGTTTGAGGACCAGTGTGTTCATCAAAAATAAACTTACCCTTCTCAATCTGTCCAATCACCCAATCTATAGGTGGTTTGTATCTACACATAAATTCATTTAATCCAGATATCCATCTTTGTACAGGATCTCTCGTTACAGCAAAGAATGTGTGATCACTTTCAACAAAATATTTTGCCAGATAATCTGGATCTTTATCAGTCTTTAATAAATCAAGAGATAAAAAGTTGGGGCAATGCAACTTTAGTGCAGAGGATACTGATGTGCTTCCACACTTATCAATGTGCATATAAACTAATTTACTAGTCTTGTTCCAGAAGCAATTGATAAATCCCTCTTTGTGAATTTGTCCTTCTAATCCAGATCTCATCTTAAAAGTAAAAGTGGAGCAGTAATCCCCATACTGCTCTACAAGATCATCTACTACTGCTCTTCGCTTCCGCATTTTAAAGTTGCCGTAATTTGCATAGTGTATCTATTTTCAATTCCAAGATTTGCTGCCAAATGGGTAGTGTCCCCAGTCCACCAAAGATAATTACCCTTCTCCCATTTTACATATGGTTGACGATCTAATTCAAAGTAATGACCAGTCTTCCAATCTTCAAGGAAGATCAAAACCCTACAAATTTTGTTGATATCAGGTTCTCCATAGATCTCTCTAAACCTTGGATAAGTATCTTCATGCTCAGGCATAATCGTTCCTGGTGGCATGTTATAGAGCGACAGAGAGGTCTCATTTAAGAAGTACCACTTATCCCCAATTGGGATGTACTTCTTCTTAAAGGAGCGTACAACGTCGTGTGTCCACTCAGGAACTCCACGATACTCTTCACGAAGAAGACCCGTATAGTTAACGTAGTTATGACCATAATTTTTCCAACGCTCCACAATCTCATCACTAGGGAACTGCCTTCGTGAAGGATAATCAACAGACTTAAAATCCCCAATAAAATTAGAATTAATACTTTTCATAATCAATCAAACTTAAAGGTTCCAAACTTTTCTTTGCGTGAAGACTTCCGATCTTCGTTTTCATACTCTTCGTCTTGACCACTATTAACGATGTCGTCCTGTGCAGATTGCTCACAATCATACAATCGCATCTTAGCACGATCAATGCCAACGACAAATCGTTTGTTCATATTTATATCATTGTATCTATTCTTTAACTGCTTCACCATAATTTGTCCAAGCCCTTCGAGCTCATCTGTAGCAATAAGGGCAAACATAAGATCAGCAGTAGCAGGGAGACCAAAGGATTCAGAAGTGTCAGTAATGTCAACATCAGAGCTACCATAACCAGAACGAGTGGTCTGCGTGGCAGAAACGATAGGGACGTTTGCTTCAACAGCCAGTCCTCTAAGTTCTTCAGCAATTGCTTTAATATATGAATATGAATTGACAGTGCTGTTTCCGCGATACCTTTCGGAAGCACATATATTAAGGTAATCAATGAAAATAATATCAGGCTTAAATGACTTCTTAAGTGACAGTTCAGCAAGAAGTGCCTTAAAGTGTCCACTATGGGCGCTAGCAGTTGGGTACTCCTTAATTATAAGAGATCCTTGAGTTTTCTTCTCCAAATTTGTTACTTTGCTGTCAAACATCTGTTTAGGAAGATCTGTAAGTTCTTGTATAGGGACATTAAGGAGGTTTGCATCAATACGTTCAGCAATTTTTTCTTCTGCCATCTCCATTGTAATGTATAAGACATTACGTCCACTAAGCAAACATGAACTAGCTTGATGGCACATAAACAAAGATTTACCAACACCAGTACCAGCTAAGGCAATGTTAAGACTCTTGTTAACCAAACCACCCTTTGTAATCTTATTAAAGAATTCTAAGTCAAAGGGAATCTTCTCATGCTTCTGATGGTAAAAGTCAAATCGTTCATTTGCATTTGCAAAATAATCGTGACCAATATGGTTGTCAAACGAGACCGCTAACGCTTCACTAAGAATTGATGGAATTGCATCTCGATTCTTTTTCTCATCATTGCCATCGGCAATGTTAATAGAATCCATAAGAGCAAGATAAATTGCACGATCACGACACCACTTCTCAGTAGTATCAAGCAACCACTGATGGTCTGCTGGAGTATTCTCCAAATTGGTAATCAGAATCTGAAGTTCTTTGAGCGTACCTTCATTAAGATCCTTTCTATTAGAAATCTCAATAAGAAGTGCTTCTACAGTAATCTGACTATTGTAATTTGCGATAAAAGTGACAATCTCTTCAAATGTAATCCTCTGAGATACTTCTTGAAAGTATTCAGATTTGATGAAGGGAATTACCTTACGAGAGTATTCTTCATTATATAAAAGATTTTTTAAAATCGTGTGCTCAATAGTCTCCATTACTCACCATAACTAAACTCGGACTTAGCAATAATATCAAGTTGTTCTAGAACTTCAGTAGTAAAATACTTCTCAGGTTCTTTGTATATCGCCTTGGCGTATACCTTTCTAGTTTCTCCATCAATGGTCATTTCATAACGACCTGCAACATTTTTCCAGAGACCTCCCAGTTCACCCAGTTCAAGAAGACCATAATATCGATCAAGACCACGCTCATCGTAATAGAGACGTATGGTAACATCTTTGTTCTCCTTACTTAAACGTGACTTATGAGTCTTAGCCTTGACAAGGTTGCCGACCACTTCTGTTCCATCTTTCTCCTTCTTCTTGCTGAGATAAATGATAGTGGAAGCAGCGTACTTAAGACCAGAACCGCCACCCATTTCTTTCGTGGGGACGTAAGCACCGATAACATCATAAGTATGATTAGTGACGATTAATGGGATTTTTGCCTGACCAAGTTTGAGTGTAAGCATACGGAATGCTCCCTTAACAAGTTGAGATTTGGTCATGTCCCGAACTTGCTTATCGTCTAGAGCATCACGAATCTCCTTCTCTGTGGAAAGCATACCAAGAGAGTCTAACACAAACATGCAAGGTTTGCGATCTGCTTCGGGTTTTTTTAAGTATATGTCTACTGCCTGTAGTGCCTTCTGTCTAAACTGTTCGATCGTAACAACATTGATAACGACCAATCGTTCTAAGTCAATGCCACGACTTTTGAGAAGAGACTTATTAACTGCTGCCTCAGTGTCAAAGTACAAACAGTAACCGTCAGGATTACTATCCAGGAAATTCTTAACCACAGCGAGACTAAAGAAAGTCTTCCCAGTAGAAGACTCACCAGCAATGGCAGTAATCTTATTCCCAGAAACACC